ACCTGGTCGACCTGAACGCCTCGGCGGCCTATCGGCGGGCTGGCTACACGTCAGGCAACCCGAACGTGAACGCCCCCCGGCTGCTGGCAAGGGCTGGCATCCAAGCTGAAATCTCCAAGCACATGGCCGCCCGGTCGGAGAAGGTCGAGCTGACCGCCGAGCAGGTCCTCCGGGAGATCAAGACGGCGGCCTTCCTGGATCCGCTCCAGCTCTTCGCCGAGGACGGCACCCTGCTGCCCCTGTCCCGAATGCCCGAGGCTGCACGGCGCGCCATTGCAGGCCTGGAGGTCGAGGAACTCTACGACGGCCGCGGGGAAGACCGTCGGATGATCGGCTACCTGAAGAAAATCAAGCTGGTCAGCAAGGAGGGCACGCTCACCCTGGCTGGCCGCCACCTGGGCATGTTCGTGGACAAGAAGGAACTCAGCGGCCCGAACGGCGGCCCGATCCCCATGGTGGCCTACGACCTGAGCCGCCTGTCGGACGCTGACCTGATGACCCTGGCCGAGCTGGCCACCAAGGCGACGTCCTGATGCTGCCGCCGTTCTTCCCCTCGGTCGAGGCGATCAACGCCGAGCTGGAGCGCCGCGCGCGCCAGTGGAAGCCGCTCCCGGGCCCGCAGACCCTGGCCTACGAGACCGAGGCCGACATCCTGTTCTACGGCGGCGCAGCTGGTGGTGGCAAGACGGACCTGCTGCTCGGCGTGGCCAGGCGGGAGCATCACCGGGCCGTGATCTTCCGGCGCGTGTTCCCCAGCCTGCGGGGCATCGAGGACCGGGCCCGTGCGATCTACAACCCAGACCCGGAGCGTCCGGAGGGCGGCTACAACGAGAGCCTGCACCGCTGGAAGTTCAAGGACGGGCGCCAGATCGAGTTCGGCAACTTGCAGTACGAGAAGAACGTCACCGACTGGCAGGGCCAGCCGCATGACCTCTACGGCTTCGACGAGATCACCGAGTTCACCGAGGCCCAGTTCCGCTTCGTGACGGGCTGGAACCGCTCCACCAAGCCGGGCCAGCGGTGCCGTGTGGTCTGCACTGGCAACCCGCCCACGGACTCGGACGGCGAGTGGGTGGCCGCCTACTGGGCGCCCTGGCTGGACGAGAACCACCCCAACCCGGCCAAGCCCGGCGAGCTGCGCTGGTTCACCACCATCGGCGGCAAGGACGTGGAGTGTCCAAACGGAGACCCCGTCCTGGTCGAGGGCGAGTGGGTCACGCCCCGCAGCCGGACCTTCATCCCGGCCCGGGTGCAGGACAACCCGCACCTGATGGCCTCCGGCTACATGAGTACGCTCCAGGCCCTGCCGGAGCCGCTGCGCTCGAAGATGCTCTACGGCGACTTCAAGGCCGGGCGCGAGGACAACGCCTACCAGGTCATCCCGACCGCCTGGGTGGTGGCAGCCCAGGAGCGCTGGAAGACCCGGGAGAAGCCCACCACGCCCATGACCTGCCTCGGCGTCGATGTCGCCCGCGGTGGCAAGGACAAGACGGCCCTGGCGCCCCGCTACGGCAACTGGTTCGACCAGATCACCACCTACCCGGGCAAGGAGACGCCAGACGGCCCGGTCGTCGCCGGCCTGGTGCTCATGGCTCACCAGAAGTCCGCGAAGATCAACCTGGACGTCATCGGCGTGGGCGGCAGCGTCTACGACTGCCTGAAGGACAAGGACGGCATCGACGTGGTGCCCATCAACGGCGCGGCCAAGTCCACGGCGAAGGACCGCTCCGGAGCCCTCACCTTCGTGAACCTGCGCGCCGAGAACTGGTGGAAGTTCCGCGAGGCCCTGGACCCCGAGCATGGGGATGACCTGGCGCTGCCGCCCGATCCCGAGCTGAAGGCCGACCTATGTGCCCCGACCTGGAGGCTGCGCACCAACGGGATCCAGGTGGAGGCCAAGGAAGACATCATCGCCAGGATCCACCGCAGCCCCGACAAGGGCGATGCCGAGGTCTACGCCCACTGCCAGGTCACGATCCCGGGCGAGGGCCTCATGGGCTGGCTGGAGAGCGAGATCGCGGCGATGAAAGGCGAGGGGGTGGCATGAACGACTGGATCAGCACGGGCAAGGCCGCGAAGATCCTGGGCTACTGCCCTGACCACTTCGTGCGCAAGTTCGAGGGTGTTATCCCCTCGAGGCGGACGGACGGCGGCCATCATCGCTGGCTGGCCTCGGCCGTCGAGGAACTGGTCGAAAAGCCTCAAACCATGCCAGCAGCAGGGTAAAGAAGTCGGATTTATCGGGTTTTCCAGGCAAAACCCGACTTCACTTTATGGCTCTCGCTCGATGAACACCTGAGCGTGAGGTATGTCCGGCCCAACGCTTACCTTCAGCCAGACTTCTGGCCTCGTCACGGATGAGGTTGGAAATCACGTCGCCCTGGGGTGGAGCGGAAACCATGATGGCAAGGGCAATCCTGCCATGCAGGCCGTCCACTGCGTAGGGCCCCTCCCCCAGGGGCTCTATCGCGTTGACCCCTGGGAAGAGCAACATGGCCACCTCGGCCCGATGGTTGCCCACCTGGAGCAGGTTGAGGGCGAGACCTACGGACGAGACGCCTTCTTCGTCCACGGGCCCGCATCTATCGATTCCGACCACTATGGCCAGGAATCCATGGGCTGCATCGTCGTGCCCCGTGCGGGCCGACAGAAGATTCGCGACCTGGCGCCAGACTTCATCCGGGTGACGGCATGACCTGGGTCCACGACCGCCTCAAGCAGCTCTTCACCGGCAAGGACGGCGTGACGCTGGACATGGGCCGCGTGAGCTGGGCTGGCTGCACCCTCGCCGTGCTGGCCCTGGCCGCCTACCACGAGCACCAGGGCATCCGCGTGCCCGTGAAAGACCTAGCCCTGGCCCTTTCTGGCATCGCCGTGACTCATGGCGCCGCCCTGGGCCTGAAATCGAGCACCGAACCCGGGGCTTGCCCCGCCAACACATGAGAACAGCCATGAGCACGACCATGCGCGCCAAGCTGCAGATCGGATCCGTCTTCGAGAACCACTACGGCCCCGACAAGACCAAGACGAGCGAGACTATCCGCTTCCACGGCGTGTGCAAGTCCGGCGGCTACTCCGAGGACGGCCTCGACGAGGACAACACCTTCGCCAAGTTCAGCCCCAGCGTGGACCTCGGCATCACCATCGCCAACCCCGCGCTGTGGGGCAAGTTCGCCGTGGGCGACAAGTTCTACCTCGACTTCACCCCCGCCGAGTAGTCGTGACCGCCCGCGCCTACCTCATCGCTGCCGCCCTCGTAGTCCTGGCTCTGGCCGGATTCGGGGGCTGGCGCGCGTACCGGGCGCATGCGGCGGCCTTGCACCTCCAGAAGGCCGATGCGCTCGACACTTCCCAGGCCACACACGAAGCCAAGGCGGAAACCCATGAGCAGGAAGCGACGAACCTCACCCCGGCGCTCCAGTCCGACGACGAAGCTGTCGCCCGCGCTTGTGCTGCTCTGGCGAAACTCCAGCATCCCGCTCCTATCGCTCATCCCACGAATGCCACGTCGGACGCCGCTGCTCACCCTGATCCGGCCCCCGTGGTCCTGGCTCCCCTGGATGCCGCCAAGGACGACCTCATTCAGGCTCTGACCCAGAGCGTGGCCGACCTGAAGGCCTCCAACTCGGCCTTGACCCAGGCCGACCTTGAACGCCAGGCACAGGTGAAAGACCTGAGGGCCGAGGTGGTGCAGCTGCGCGCCAGCATCGCCGCCCGGCCTCCTGAGCTGCACTGGGCCGCCACTGCCATCTACGGCACCAACCAGACGGCGGGCGCCGGTGTGGAATACGACCGGGGCATCGTGCGCGCCGGCATGGACATCGTTCGCCGCCAGGTTGCTGGTGGCCAAACCACGCTCGAGGCCGTTGGCCGCGTCGGCATTCGGTTTTAGGAGACCCCAAGTGAATCCTGACCTCACCTGCGACTCCAAAGACTGCCCTTTTGAGGGCGAGCCTCGTGACCGACGCGGCTGGCACCTCGAGCGCAGTATCGGCCTGGACGTGGTCATCGCCTTCCTGGCCTTGATGTTCAGTGGCCTCGCCTATGTGATTCATGAGGACACCCGGGTCACGAAGGTTGAGGACCGTGCCACCGCTTTGGAGCAGGCTGACATCCGGATCGAGAAGTCCGTGGGCGTCCAGAAGGACGACCTGGTCAGGAAGGTGGACCGCATCGAGGAGAAGCTCGATCGGCTTATGGAACGGCGGCGCTGATGGGCGACGTTGTCGAAACCGCAGCCGGCCTCGGGCTCTTCGACTACACGTCGCAGATCGCGTCGAGCCAGCAGTGGTTCGGCCCGGGCACGCCCATCGTCCCCGTGGCCCAGAACCAGGCCCACGGCCGGGCCTTCGACTTCGCCACCGGTTACAACCTCCAGGTAACCCCGAAGCCCTACGAGGGCGTCACCTTCGGCATGCTCCGGAGCATCGCAGACGGCTACGACCTGCTGCGCCTGGTCATCGAGACCCGCAAGGACCAGATCGAGAAGCTCACCTGGGACATCAAGAAGCGGGGCATGAAGATCACCAAGAAGGGCGCAGCGCCTGACCCGCGCATCACCAAGATCACCGACTTCCTGGCCTACCCTGACCTGGAGCACCCCTTCGGAACCTGGATCCGGATGCTCTGCGAGGACCTGTTCGTCCTGGATGCGCCCACGGTCTACGTGCGCCGCACGAAGGGGAAGAGCATCTACGCCCTGGAGACCATGGACGGCGCCACCATCAAGCGCGTCCTTGACCCGACGGGCCGCACGCCGATGGAGGGCGTGGCCTATCAGCAGGTGATCAAGGGCGTCATAGCCAGCGAGTACACCCGCCAGGAGCTGCTCTGGATGCCCCGGAACCCCCGGACGCACCAGGCCTTCGGCTACGGGCCCGTCGAGCAGATCGTGAACACGGTCAACATCGCCCTCCGGCGCCAGCTGCACCAGCTCAGCTACTACACCGACGGCAACACCCCCAACCTGGTCTTCGGCGTGCCCAAGGAGTGGACGACCGACCAGATCAAGAAGTTCCAGGAGTGGTGGGACAGCCTTATGGCTGGCAACAGCGCCCAGCGGCAGCGGGCCCGGTTCGTCCCTGGTGAGGTGAAGCCCTTCGACACAAAGGAGCATGCCCTCAAGGACGAATACGACGAGTGGCTGGCCCGAATTGTCTGCTTCGCCTTCAGCATCGCCCCATCTGCACTGGTGAAGGACAACAACCGCGCCACCGCCCAGACCGTGCAGAAGGCGGCCTTGAGCGAGGGCCTGGCGCCCGTCATGAACTGGATCAAGGCCTTCATGGACCGGATCCTGCGGGAGGTCTTCGAGGCCCCTGACCTGGAGTTCGTCTGGAGCGACGAGAAGAGCATGGAACCCCTGGTGCAGAGCCAGCGGGACCAGATCGATGTTGCCTCTGGTGTGCGCACCATCGACGAGTGCCGGGAGGACCGTGGCCTGGAGCCGCTGCCCGAACCCGAGCCGCCCGTGGTGCCTCCTCCTGCCCTTCCCCCTCCGGTCCCTGGGACTGTCCCCGCGAACCCAGGCCAGCCCGCGGCTGCGCCACCTGCTGAACCGTCCACCGTGCCGGAGGGGGAACCTGCCAAGCCTGAGCCTGCTGAGAAGCTGGCCAAGGCCAAGAAGGTTCAGCCTATCAAGCGCGACCGCAAGGCCCTAAAGAAGCTCGAGGCGAAGCTCCAGAAGATCACCCTCAAGTTCTTCAAGGGCCAGGTCGAGCCCATCGCCAAGCTGCTGCACGACGTGATGCCCGACAGCGCCGAGAAGCTGGCCAAGATGAGCAAGGAGGACGCCCTCAAGATCCTCGAGGCAGTCAATTTCGACTGGACCAAGCTGGGCGACGACCTGGAGCCCATCCTGGCTGCCATCGCCCAGGACGGCGCGGCCCAGGGTCTCATCCAGGTGGGCTCCAAGACGACCGCGGACCTGCTCGACCAGGTCAACGAGAAGGCCGTCGAGTGGGCTGAGAAGCACGCTGCCGACCTAGTCACCCAGCTCACCCAGACCACCCGGGACCGGCTACGGGGCGACCTGGCCGCCTCGATCGAGCTGGGCATGAGCGTGCAGGACATCGCCAAGGTGCTCGAGGAGGACTACGCCTTCAGCGAGCGTCGAGCTGCCCTGGTGGCCACCACGGAGCGGGCCTTCGCTGACGTGCGCGGCAACCAGATCGGCTACGCCGAATCGGGCGTGGTGAGCGGCCTGGAGTGGCAGACGGCCAACGAGGGCGAGGATGACCGGACCTGCCCGGACTGCGAACTGAACGACAACACGACGGTGGCCATGGACCCGGAGACGGGCGAGGCCACCGAGGCCTTCCCCAGCGGTGCCACCACGGTCCCCGCCCATCCCGGCTGCCTGTGCGACTTGCTGCCGGTCCTAACCAACGACACCCCCCAGGAGGATTGATATGAAGCGAAAAGCCTCTTTTTTCGTGGCCTTTGAAAAGGTCGAGAAGCAGGACGACGGCTCGATCCTAGTCTCCGGCGTGGCCTCCAGCGAGGCTGTGGACAGCGACGGCGAGACCATTACCTCGGATGCCATGAAGGCGGCCCTGCCGGACTACATGAAGTTCGGGGCCATCCGGGAGATGCACCAGCCCATCGCGGCTGGCAGCGCCATCAAGTGCGAGGTCGACGCCGAGGGCATCACCCACCTCGAGGCCAAGATCGTCGACCCTGTCACTTGCATGAAGATCGACGAGGAGGTCCTGAAGGGCTTCTCCGTGGGTGGCAAGATCACCAGCCGCGACCCGCTCAACAAGACCATCATCACTGGGATCCGCCTCACGGAGATCTCCGTGGTGGACCGCCCCGCCAACCCCGACGCGGTCTTCAAGCTAGGCAAGGTCGAGGGTGCCGATGACTGCACCATGGGCGAGCTGCGCAAGGGCCTCTACGAGGTTCAGGATTTCGCCTGCCTGATCCGCCAGATCGGCTACCTCTGCCAGGAAACTGCCTGGGAGGCGGACTACGAGGGCGACAACAGCCCGGTCCCCGCAGCCCTGCGTGACTGGCTGGCCGAGGGCGCTGGCATCTTCCAGGCCATGGCCGCCGAGGAGATCGCCGAGCTGCTGGCCACCCTGCCGCAGCCTCCGACCGTCGAAGTGATCCAGATGGCCGAGAAGCTCTCCAAGGCCGAAGGCACGAGCAACCTGGCCAAGGCCGGGCAGAAGTTCAGCAAGGCTACCAAAGAGGCCCTGGCAGACCTCCACAAGACCCTCGGCGAGTGCTGCACCAAGATGGACGGCCTTGGATACAAGGACGCCGACGAAGAGGATGCCGACGGCGCCGAGGACAACAAGAAGGTCGCCAAGGTCGAGGGCGCTGCCCCTGACACCGAGGCCCTCACCAAGGCTGCCGACGAGCTGGCCAAGGCCAACACCGAGATCGAGACCCTCAAGAAGCGTGTCACCGAGCTGGAGGCCCAGCCCGAGGCGCCCAAGGGCGTGCAGAACGCCAACATCGTCGTCGGGAAGTCCGACGACACCACCACTCCTCCCCTTTCCGAAGCCGACCTGCAGAAGCAGGCCGAGGCCTTCATGTCCCTCCCACCCGAGGAGCAGTCCCGCCTCCTCATCAAAGCCGTTCACGCGGGCGCTACGGCCACGCGATAACCCCTTTCTCCTTTCGGAGGCAATATGCACGGATCCATTCAGGAAGTCCTGCAGCTCATCAACAAGGCGCAGAGCGCCCTTGGCGAGAACACGCTGCAGAAGACCCTCACCACTAGCTCCAACATCATCAACTACGACCTGCAGGCTCCCGCGAAGAACCTGTACCCGGTCATCACCCCCCTGCGCAACCGCATCCCCCGCGTCCCCGGACAGGGTGGAACGGCCACCAACTGGAAGGCCATCTTCGGCCTCACCGGTTCCGGCGTGAAGTCCATGCCGTGGGTGCCTGAGGGTCAGCGCAGCGGCCGCATGAACTACAGCGCCATCGACAAGGCCGCGAGCTACCGCACCCTCGGTGAGGAAGACACGGTCAGCGAAGAGGCGCTGAACGCTGCCATGGGCTTCGAGGACCTCATGTCCACGATGGCCATGCGGCTGCTCCAGGGCACCTTCATCAAGGAGGAGTTCGCGATCCTGGGCGGCAACAAGTCCGTCGCCTTGGGCACCCCGACGACTCCCACCGTGAGCGCCTCCGGCTCCGGCGCTACCCTGCCCGCGGCCACCTACAGCGTGATCGTGGTCGCCCTCACCCTGGAAGGCATCAACGCCGCCTCCCTGTCCACGGGCGTGGTCCAGGCTCCGACCATCACCGGGGCTGACGGCAAGACCTACGTCCTGAACGGCGGCAGCTCCCAGAAGAGCGCTGCGGCCTCCCAGGCGGTCACCCTCGGCCAGACCCTTTTCGCCAGCACCCCCGCGATCAACGGAGCCGTGGGCTATGCCTGGTACACCGGCACGGCGGGCTCGGAGAAGCTGGAAGCCATCACCACCATCAACTCCGTCGTCTTCACCAAGCCCCTGCTCGGCACCGGCCAGGCCGCCACTGCGGTCACCATCGACGCCAGCCAGAACAGCAACTACGGCTTCGACGGCCTGCTCTACTCGGCCCTGCTGAGTGGCTCCGGCGCCTACGTGAACACCCTGGCTACCGGCACCGCCGGCACTGGCACCCCGCTCACCGCTGGTGGCCGTGGCAACGTCAACGAGATCGACGCGATGTTCCAGTCCATGTGGGACAACTTCCGCTGCGGTCCCACCGTGATCCTGGCCAACAGCCAGGAGGTGAAGAACATCACCAACAAGGTGCTGTCCAGCGCTTCCGGCCCCCTGCTGCGCTATGACGGCGGCAGCGGCAAGGATCCCTACGCCATCGTCGGCAACGGCGTGGTGGAGGCCTACTACAACCCCTTCGCCTTGGGCGGTGGCTTCAGGGTCCCCATCCTCATCCACCCCAACGTGCCCGCCGGCACCCTGCTCGGCTGGTGCGAGAACCTCCCCGCTCAGTACCAGAGCGCCGAGGTGCCCAACGTCGCCGAGATGAAGATCCGGAAGGAATACAAGCAGACCTTCTGGCCCCAGACCACCCGCTCGCGCGACTGCGGCGTCTACGTCGAGGAGACCCTCGCGGTCTACCTCCCCGGCGCCATGGGCGTCATCAACAACATCGCGAACGGCTGACCCCAACCACGCCCAGGGGCCCTTCGGGGTTCCTGGGCCTTCCTCTGGAGAACCCATGGCAAAGATGTATTCCAACAGCAACCACACCAGCGTCTGCTGGCAGGGCGAGATCTTCGAGGCCGTGGATGGCCAGTTCGACGTCCCCGAAGCCGCGATCAACGATCTGGTGTCTCACGGCCTGATCCCCGGCGAGGTTCCGCCTCCCATCAGCCAGGCCCCCGTGCCCCAGCTGCGCCCCGTGCCCCAGTGGAGCAACGAGGCCCTGCAGGCCAAGGCCGTCGAGCTGGGTCTGACCCTCGAAGCCGACATCTCGCGCCCCGACCTGATCAAGGCCGTGGCTGCGGCCGTCGCCGCAAAGGACTAGGCCATGACGACCCGAGTTCTTCCCGCTCCCCGGGGCATCTCCCCGATCCTCGTCTCCGGACGCAACTACATCGGCGTGCTCGGCACCCCGCAAGACGTTCCGGATCAGGACGCCCAGATCCTGGGGGCCAATGGCTGGCTCGTCCTCGGCCTGGTCGGCACGACCGCCCAGCGCCCCCTCAACCCGCAGTCGACTCCAGCCCAGCCCTACCTGAACCAGGACTACTACGACACCACCGTGGCTGCCTGGATCGCCTGGGACGGCCTCAACTGGCGAAACATCATCTCCGGGGCCGCCGTCTAGGCGCTCACCATGTCCCTCGCTCCCGATCCCTCCGACCTCACGACCGTCGCCAACCTTGAAGGTTGGCTGGGGCTAACGAACGTCCAGGCACCTATCCCGGACCAGCTCCAGCGCCTCATCACGGCCGCGTCCGCAGGCATCCAGTCCTACATCTCCCGCACCATCCGGAGCCTCAGCTACAACGAGACCCGGGACGGCACGGGGGGTGTCCGCCTGGTCCTCAGGAACACGCCGGTGACGGCCGTGGCGTCAGTGGTGATCAATGGGGCGGTCATTCCGCCATCCCCGGGCTACGGCCAGACGGGCTACATCTTCAGCGACACCGCGATCATCCTGCGCGGCTACACCTTCACCCAGGACGATCAGAACGTGCAGATCTCCTACACGGCCGGCTACGCCAGCACCCCTGGCGAAATCGAACAGGCTTGCCTGGAGCTGTGCGCCTTCCGATGGAAGGGGCGCGACCACATCGGCCACGCCTCCAAGACCATCAATGGGGAAACCGTCGCCTTCATCGTCAAAGACATGCCCGACAGCGTGAAGACGATCCTCACGCAGTACAACTCCGTGGTGCCGGCATGATCGCCGCGGAACTCATCGGCGCCGAGCGCGTGGTGGCCTTCCTGGAGCTGCTGCCCCCGAAGGCCATGGCCGCTATCAAGGCCGATGTCTCGCGCCTGGCCCTCCTCCTGCTCCGCAAGGTGAAGGAGGAGAAGCTCAACGGCCAGGTGCTGAAAAACCGTTCCAGCACCCTGATGCGCTCCATCAACATGAAAGTCGACGCCAGCCCCCAGCAGGTGATCGGCTCCGTGGGCACGAACATCCGCTATGCGGCTGCCCACGAGTTCGGATTTCAGGGCACCGTCAACGTCCCGGCCCACCTCCGGATGATGAAGATGGCCTGGGGTCGTGCGGTCAAGGAACCCCGCCAGATCATGGTCGGGGCCCACTCCATGAAGATGAACCTGCCCGAGCGGTCCTTCCTGCGCTCGGCCTTGGCTGAGATGGAATCCGAGATCAAGGACGGCCTCGAGGCCACCATGGCCAAGGCGGTGAAGCCGTGAACCGGGAGAGCGTCGCCGCGGCCCTGTTCGCCCTAGCCAGCTCCACGGCGGGGTTCATCACCACGTCCCGGCGCCTGAAGCATTGGTCGGATGTGCCAGCCGAAGATCAGCCGGCGCTCTTCCAGGCTCAGGGTAAAGAAAGCGTCGACGTCCAGGTGCAGAAAATGGGCGGCCCGAACACCCACAAGCTCGCCTTCCAGCTCTACGTCTACGTTCACAACACCGACCCCACCATCGCCCCAGCCAGCCTCCTCAACCCCATCCTGGATGCCATCGAGGCGAAGCTCACCCCCACCCCTGGCACCAAGCAGACCCTGGGCGGCCTCGTCCAGCACGCCTTCATCTCCGGAGCCATCGAGACGGACGAAGGCGTTCTCGGCGACCAGGCCGTGGCCATCATCCCCGTCGAAGTCCTAGCCGTCTGAGGAGACGTCATGCCTGATCCCATCCTTGAAATCGTCGAGCAGTGGTTTCGCGACCACTTCTGCGGGCTCGGCCCGCGCATCGACCAGGACCTCTGGAACGAATTCCATGCCGCCAAGGAAGAGCTGAAGGCTCGCCTGACGGCTTCCCCCGCAACCACCACGGCGCCTGCCGAAGAACCCCTCAGCAAGTAACCACTTCTCCTTTCGGAGGTCACCATGCAAGTCAGCTTCGGCTCTGGCTCCGTCTTCGCAGTTCCCAGCGGCGCCAACCCCACCCCCGTCCAATTCGGCGTCCTCCAGGACATCGCCATGGACTTCAGCTTCAGCCTCAAGGAGCTGCGCGGCCAGTTCCAGTTCCCCGTCGCGCTCGCCCGCGGCTCTGGCAAGGCCACCTGGAAAGCCAAGGCCGCCAAGCTCAACGCCGCGGCCATCAACAGCCTGTTTTTCAACGGCACCGCCTCCACTGGCCTGGAACTCACGGCCATCAATGAAGTCGGCACCGTCGCTGCGGCTGCGGTCACCGTCGCGAACTCCGCCTTCTTCCAGACCGACCTGGGCGTGGTCAACAGCGTCACGGGCGTGCAGTACACCCGCGTCGCCTCGGCCCCTGCCGTCGGCCAGTACACCGTGGCTGCTGGCGTCTACGGCTTCAACGCCACCGAGAACGCAACCGTGATGCTGTTCAACTACAGCTACACGGCCGCTGCTGGCGGCACGAAAATTCAGGTCGTCAACCAGCTCATGGGTAACCAGACCACCTTCCAGATGGTCTTCAACGAGAAGTTCAACAACCAGACCGTCCAGTTCCGCTTCCCTGCGGCCGTCGCCAGCAAGTGGACCTTCGGCACCAAGCTCGAGGACTTCACCATCCCCGAGTGGGACGGTGAGTTCACCTGCGACAGCGCCGGGAACCTCTGCTACCTGAGCACGGTGGAGTAAGCAATGGCGCTCATTGAAGGCGTTCGCATCAACCTGGGGGGCCGCGAGTTCGTGGCTCCCCCCCTCAATTTCAAGGCCCTACGCCAGCTCACCCCGAAGCTGGCCATCCTGGCCTCCATGGGCGACGTGCCCACCAACGACCAGACCGACGTGGTGCTGGACGTGGTGCTTGCCGCCTTGACCAGGAACTACCCCGACCTGACCCGCGAAGAACTGGAAGACCTCCTCGACCTGGCAAACCTGGCCAAGGCCCTCGAGGCGATCATGGGCGCGTCCGGGCTGGAGCGCACCACGGGGGAAGCGCCGGCCCCAGCGGCGACGGACTCGACTGGGGCGATCTCTACGGGCTCCTGATCACCAGCACGGGCTGGACCTGGGACTACATCGACGACTGCATGACGATCCCGAGGATGAACGACTTGGCGAGCTACTGGAAAGCCCACCCGCCTACCCACATCGCCGTCCAGCGTGGTCTGGGCGTCGTTGGGGAGGCAAAGCCTGTTAAATCGCCCCCAGCTGAACGCGAGTCGCAGCTCGGGGACCTTATCGGCATGTTCCAGGGAGGGGCTCTCCGTGGCTGATCAGGAAGTCATAGTCCAATTCAAGGCCATCGTCGCCGACTTCCTCGACAAGATGGGTGCCGCTCACAAGGGCACCCAGGAAGCCGCCCAGAACATCAACAAGAGCGTCGAAGGCATCGGCAAGGGCTTCGAGAAGCTCATGAGCACGATGGGCGCCCTGGGCGGCATTCTGGCCGGCGGGGCGATGTTCAAGGAGGCAATCGACAAGACGCTGGAGTGGAACGGCGAGGTCATGAAGCTCAGCCGCACCCTCGGCATCACCTCCGAGGACGCTTCCGGCCTGGCCGTTGCCCTCCACCATGTGGGCATCGGCGGCGACACCTTCACCGGCATCGCCATGAAGATGACGAAGCAGATGCGGGCCAACGGCGAGGCCTTCGACAAGCTGGGCGTCTCCACCAAGGATTCGAATGGCGAGTGGCGGAACACCAGCGAAGTCATGGTGGACGCCATCGAGAAGCTGAACAGCATGCAGGCTGGCACGGACCGCAACGTGGCGGCCCAGGCCTTGTTCGGGGCCCGGGTCGGCGACCTGGGGCCCCTGCTGCGCATCAACAAGGACCTGCTCGAGGAGAGCGCCGAGAAGGCCAAGAAATACAACCTGGTCGTCGGGCCCGAGGGCGCGGCCCAGACCCGGGCCTACAAGGACGCCATGAAGGACGTGCAGCTCATCACCCAGAGCCTGCAGGTCCAGGTCGGCAACGTCCTGATGCCCATTCTGCTCAAGCTCGGGCAGTTCCTGGGCGAGGAGGGCCCCAAGCTGGCCGAGGGCTTTGGCTACGCCATCAAGGGCGTGGTGCAGGTCTTCTACGTGCTCAAAGCGGTCATCGAGACCATCACGATCGTCGTCACGGCGGTCTTCGACGAGCTGATCATCATCTTCACGACCCTCGGCAAGGTGATGATGGCCGTCATGTCCGGCGACTTCAAAGGCGCCGTGGCCATCGGCAAGCAAGGCCTCCAGGAGATCAAGGCCGAAGACGAAGCGGTGGTCGACGGGATCAAGAAGTCCTGGGCAGACCTGGCGAAGAACTCCAAGGAGCTTTGGAGCGATGGCCCGAAGAAGAAGTCGAAGAAGCCCGAGGGCGACACCCTTGGCGGCGACGATCTCAAGGCCGGGAAGAAGGAGAAGCCCAACCTCGTCGGGGAGTGGGAGGCCGAGCTGACGAAGCAGAAGGCCTTGCTCACCGAGAGCGATGGCGACCTGGCCGAGATGGCCAAGGAAGACGAGCGCAAGTTCTGGGAGGGCAAGCTGGCCCTCACCAAGAAGGGCAGCGCCGAGTGGGTGGCTGTCCGCCTGAAGATGGCCGAAGACGGCAAGGCCATCCAGAAGGCCACAGACGAGGAGCAGAAGAAGGCCGACAAGGAGACCTCCGACCTGGCCAAGCTGGTGCGCCAAGACGAAATGGCGGCCGCCAAGAACGCCATGGAGATCAAGAAGGCCAACCTCGCAGCGGCGGTGCAACTGGGCCAGATCACCCACGCCCAGGAGCTGGCCGAGCTGAAGAAGTTCCATGCCGAGGAACTGAAGATCGAGATCGACGCGCTCCTCGCCGAGCAGGCCCTGCACAAGGACGATCCGGTGAAGTTCGCCGAGATTCAGAACAGGATCCTGGCCGCGAAGCGCAAGTCGAACCTCGACATCCAGAAAATCAATACCCAGGCGGCCCAGGAGGAGATGAAGACCTGGACCCAGGTGGCCACCGTCATCACCAGCAGCCTGGGGAATGCCCTCACCGGCCTGATCACCAAGACCCAGAGCTTCGGGCAGGCCATGCAGGGCATGATGCAGGCGATCTCCCAGGGCTTCATGAAGCTGGCCATGGACATGGCCATGGAGTGGGTCAAGGGCGAGATGATCAAGAAGGCCGCCTCCATCACCACGGCCACCACCCAGGCCACAGGCAACGCCGTGGTGGCTGGTTCCGGCGCCGCGGCGTCTGCCGCCTCCATCCCGGTCTACGGATGGGCCATCGCCCTGGCCGCTGGGGCCGCGGTCCTGGCTGGTGTCATGGGCATGAAATCGAGCATCGGCAGCGCCAAGGGAGGATGGGACATCCCAGCCGGCCTGAACCCCATGGCTCAGCTACACGAGGAGGAAATGGTCCTCCCGAAGGAGCAGGCCAACGCCGTGCGCAACATGGCGAAGAACGGAGGGGGCAGCCAGACCCACGTTCACATCCACGCCATGGACGCGAAGAGCTTCAAGCAGGCCCTGGGACGCAACCAGGGTGGACTCCTTGACGTCCTGAACGAAGCCATGCGGAACGGGAGGACGGCATGAGTAGCCTCATTTTCCCAAACCTGGCTGGGCTCGACATCTCGGTCAAGCGGGCCCCCGTCTTCGCCACCAAGATTCAGACCGCCAGCAGTGGAAAGGAGCTGCGGGCCAGCTTCCAGGCCTTCCCGCGCTACCGCTACGAGCTGCGCATGAATTTCCTGCGCCAGGGCGGCTATTACAACACCCTCGCTGATGAGGCTGGCACTCTGAATGCGTTTTTCATGAAGCACCGTGGGAGTTGGGATTCGTTCCTTTTCCAGGATCCCTATGACCCCAGCGACACGGCCATGGGCTTCGGAGTGGGCACCGGCGCGCAGACGGTGTTCCAGTTGCAGCGCCGGGAGCCGGGGAACTATTCCACCGCCATGGGGACGTTCCCTGTCCCGTCCACGCCCCGTACGAACATCTGCCTTTATTCCCAGAGCATGAACTCGTGGTCGACCACATCAGGCGTGGTTATCGCTATCGATTGCACCCTCGCTCCAGATGGAACGGCAACCGCAGACCGCATCAACTATGATGGGACCGGCGTTGCCGGGAATTACCGCATCTACGGGAATGTCTCTTCTGGCCTGACCGGGCAGGTCTACACCGGATCGGTTTGGCTTCGATCCGACGCTCCGGTTTCGCTTCGGCTGGGGAACAACCTGGGCGGCCTCCAGGTGGTCAGCATCACCACTGCCTGGCAACGATTCAGCATCACTGGGACTGGGGCAACCCCGCAGATATTAATCCACAGCGCGAATGGAGATAATACCCCGTTTACTATTTATGCCTGGGGCGCGCAGCTCGAACTGGGCGCCACTCCTACAGACTACATCCCCACGACCACCACGGCCGTGACTGTGACGCCGAGCTATTACCCCGGCACGGATGGCTTTGAGCCCGTGACTGAACCCGCTCCTGGTGTGCAGATCTATCGCACGGACTGGCAAGGCACGCAGCCGATGCTCCAGACTCCAAGGACCAATCTGTGCCCCTACTCTGCCCAACAGGAGAACGCATCCTGGTTGACCGTGCATAGCACGGTTTCCGTGCCCTCTGTGGGGGCTCCGGATGGGACGTTGACCGCGAGGAAGATCCAGGAGGACGCGACCACCAACGAGCATTCGATTTACCGAGCCATCACCGTGGCTGCGGGAATGCTCACCGTTTCCGTGTTCATGAAGTCCGCAGAGCGCAGCTATGGGGTGCTTTTCGATACCACCAGCTCAAGACAGGTCTGGTTTAACCTCACAAATGGAACCATCGGGACAATCGGGGCAGGCACTTCGGCCACCATGACTCCCGTGGGTGGCGGATGGTATCGCTGTACCTGGACTTTCAACGAGCCAACCACAACAGCAGGCATCCAGATCGCGGCATCAACTGGTGACACGATTTACAACTACGCCGGGACTGCTGGCTATGGGATCTACGTCTGGGGCGCCCAGGTTGAAAACTCGCCAATCGCCACAGCCTACATCCCAACAACAACCGTTGCCGTCACCGTAACCGCGGACTACACCCAGACCACTGGCGGAACGATCACCTTCACCACTGCGCCTATCAGTGGTGCTGTGCTCACCTGGTCGGGCGGCTACTACCGACGCTGCCGGTTCGATGGTGACTCTGCCGAGATCGAGCAGATGCTGTCCGGGGCCTGGGATGGCGGCACCATCAAATTGATCAGCGTGAAGTGATGAAGTACGCATCGGCTGGCTTTATCTCGCTACTGAACGGGAATAGCACGTTCCTGATGGCGGACCTCTACACCCTGTCCCTGCGAAGCGGGTCGATCCTCCACTGGGCCCAGGCCGACACCGACATCAGCCTGAGCGCTCAGCTATTCACCGCCTCCACTGACCAAGGCACCCAGCCGCTGCTCCAGCGTGGCACCATCCACATGGCCAAGGGGCTCGAGGTCGGCACCATGGACCTCGACCTGCTCTGCGGCGGCTCTGCCCAGATCGCGGGGATCCCGGCGACCCTCTACGCCCACAACGGCGGCTTCGACGGCTGTCGGGTGAAGGTAGAGCGGGTCTTCATGCCGACCTGGGGCGACACCTCCAACGGTTCCACGATCCTCTTCGAAGGCAACGTCGCCGGCGTCGATCCCTCTTCGACCCTGGTCACCCTGCACGTGAAGGACGACCGAGAACGGCTCACCAACACCTTCCCGCATGCCCTCTTCATGGCCGGCTGCTCCAACACCTTCGGCGATCCGAACTGCGGCAAGAACCTGGCCGCCCTCACGGATGCCGGCACGGCTGGATCCGGGACGAACATCAACCAGGTGAACGTGGGCACCGGCCACGTCGACGGCTACTACAACCTGGGTGTGCTCGCCATGACGTCTGGGGCAGCCTCTGGGTCGCGCCGGGCGGTGAAGTCCTACCTCTCTGGCATCGCTGTCCTCACGATGCCCCTGCCTTCCGCAGCAGCTCCGGGTGACACGTTCACCATCTACCCCGGCTGCGCACGGTCCCAGGCGGCCTGTGGCGTGTGGGCCAACCAGGGGCGCTTCCGTGGCTATCCCTACGTCCCGCCTCCGGAGACGACCCGATGATCGCCGACGTCATGCTCTCCGCTCACGCTCAGATTGAGCACCTCCCTGCCGAGGAGCAGCAGCAGCGCCTGGCCGTGGTCCAGGAGGCCCTCTGCTGGCTCGGGACGCCCTACCACCACCAGGGCCGCATCATGGGCGCCGGGGTCGACTGCGGCATGCTCCTGGCCGAGGTCTACGAGGGAGCTGCCGTGCTACCCCACGTAGAGCCCGAGGACTACCCTGCGGACTGGCACCTGCACCGGGACGGTGAGCGCATGAAGGCCCTGGTCACCGAGCATGCGCGGCCAGTGGACGCCCCGCTGCCGGGGGATATCGCCCTCTTCCGCTACGGCCGCTGCCTAAGCCATGCCGCCATCGTCATCGAGTGGCCCGTGATCGTCCATGCCTTCATCGACGCCGGCGCGGTCGTCCTCGATGACTCTGTGGCCAACCAGGACCTGGCCGAGCGCCTGGCGGGCTTCTGGTCGCCGTGGGGAGGTGCCTGATGGGCGGCCGCGGGCACAGCACCAGCACCACCGAAGACGTCCTGGCCGGGATCCAGCTCCAGACCTCGTCCTATGGGGGCGTGCTCCCGGTCGTCTACGGGACCAACCGGATCCCGGGCAACCTCATCGACTACGACGACTTCACGCCCATCGCCCACACCAGCAGCCAGCAGGTGGGCAAGGGCGGCGGAGGCGGCAGCACCGTCACCAACACTACCTACACCTACACTGCTGGCGTGATTCTGGCCCTGTGCGAGGGCCCGGTGACCGGGATCAACCAGGTCTGGCGCGACAAGGAGGTCGGCAGCCTCAGCGGCTACGGGCTGACCTTCTACACCGGAACCCGGCCCCAGTCCGCGTGGCCGACCTGGACCTCGAAGCACCCCTCGAAGGCTCTCGGCTACAGCGGCACGGCCATCGTGTGTGCGGCCGCCATTGACCTGGGCAGCAGCGGGGCGATGAAGAACCACTCCTTCGAAGTGATCGGCATCCTCGCCACCCAGCAGGACCCCAGCGCGACGGCTGCCTACGACGCCAACCCGAGCGACATCATCCCCGACATGCTGACGAACGTGTACTACGGCGGCGGCTGGAACTCGGCCCAGATCGCTGACCTGGTCACCGGGGCTGCAAGCTTCGCCACCTACTGCCAGGCCATGGGCTTCGTATTGAGCCCGGCCTTCACCGAACAGAAGCCCATGAACACCCAGCTTCAGGAGGTGCTAGACGCCACCAACTCCGAGGGTGTCTGGACCGCGGGGGCCAGCTCCATGACGCTCAAGGTCGTCCCCTATGGCGATCAGCCCCTCACCGCCAACGGGACCACCTTCACGCCGAACACGACCCCGCTCTACGACCTGGGCGTGGATGACTTCCTGGTGGACAGCCCGGATGAGGATCCGATCAGCGTCAGCCTCACCAGCCCCCAGGACGTGAAGAACTGCGTACCCGTTGAGTTCTTGAACCGGCTGAATGCCTACAACATCAGCGTCCTGGATGACCCTGAGCCGGTGGACGTGGCCCAGAACGGCACCAAGAAGGACTCGCCCATCGTTCTCCACTCGATCACCAGGGCGGCCCACGCGCTCCAGATCAGCCGGATCCGGGCCCAGCGGAACGTGAATGTGCGCCGGACCTACACCTTCCGCCTCGGCTGGCGTTTCATCCTGCTCGAGCCCATGGTCGACCTGGTCACCCTCACGGAGCCTCTTCTCGGCCTGGACCACAAGATCTGCCGCATCAAGAGCGTCGACATTCCCGACGAGGACAGCGAGGAACAGGGGCTCACAGTCACGGCCGAGGAGTGGCCCTTCGGCACCGGCACGGCTACGCTCTACACCACCCAGACCACTGACGGCACCGCGCCCAACGTCAACGCTGATCCTGGCAACGCCAACACGCCCGTGATCTTCGACGTGCCGACGCTCTATCGGGCGGGCGCGGATCCCGAAGTGATGATTGCAACCTCCGGAGGCGCGCTCTGGGGCGGCTGCGAGGTCTGGGCCTCATCGGATGGCACCACCTACGCGCTGGCTGGCCAGATCTCGGCGCCCGCACGGCACGGAGTGCTCACGGCCAACATGGCGGCCGGTTCGACCCAGCAGGACACCACTTCGACGTGCGCGGTGGATCTCACGGTGAGCAAGGGCACGCTACAGAGCGTGGCCGCCCAGGTGGCACGGGACGGCCAAAGCCTCTGCTGGTGTGACGGGGAGATGTTCGCCTACCAGGACGCCACTCTCACGGCCGCGAACAAATACACCCTCCAGACCCTGCTGGTTCGTGGGCTCTGGGGCACCGCCCAGGCGTCTCACCTCAGCGGGAAGACCTTCACACGAGTGGACGCCGCTCTGGCCCGGGTACCGGTGCCTGCGGCCCGCGTGGGGGCGCTGCTCTACATCAAGCTCGTCTCCGTGAATCTCTGGGGCAGCGGGAAGCAGTCCCTCGCCAGCGTCCCGGCCTACACCTTCACGCCCGCGGCCCAGACGGTGCCGACCCCCTACAACGTGGCAGTGACGGTGACTTAGAGGACATCATGCGGCTAATTAAATCCATTGATGACCCTGGGGATGCTGGCAACGGCGGCGGCGGTGTCACGCCAGGTGGCGGGGGCACCCTCTACAACCGAAAAACACTCACGATCACCTGGGACTTCCCGGCCACCGCCCCGAACCCGGACGCTTTCGAGGTAGTGGCCTACACCGGCACCGATGCTACGGACACCACCAACTACCTCTTCGATCCGGTGCAGGTCCTTGGCGCAGATCGAGAGTTCAAGCGGGAATTCTTCCCCAAAAACAGCCTGACGATCAAGGCTTCCGTGAGGTCCGTCTATGCCTAAGGGTCCGTGGGCAAACTCCGGCGGCACCGCCAGCGCCACTCCCACCGGTACAGGTGTGGGGTCACAATCTGGCGTAGATGGCGCCCAAACCGGGGTGAACCAGATCAACTCGGTCGACTACCTCAGCAACCAGGACAAGATCCAGCTGCGGCGGGATTGGGACGCAGAGCAGCAGATCAAGACCCAGCTCGACGCGCAAGCCTCAGCCCTTGGGGTGAGCGCCACAGCCTACGACAATGCCGTGGCTGCCCTCAGCACGAACCTGATCGCTGCTGGAGCGCCTGCGGGCTGGGCCACGACCTGGCCCGATGGCACGGCATTCAATGTGACCAGCATCGTGATCAACCTTCGCACCTGGTGGTCGAGCATCGCCACGAATCGAGCTGCCCTCCAGAAGGCCTGCCAGGACAAGATCCAGGCCAATGCAGCCTATGCCGATGCCATGGCCCGGAGCTGTTACAACCTCGTCAAGAACGGGAACAGCGAAGACGCAAGCCCCGCTGGGTATGAGGCAGTGCTGGTGAGTGCTGCAGCCGCCTATACGGGGACGAAGGGCCGGGCAGTCATCGGTGATGGGACGACGGTGTTCAGCTACTTCACGCCCAACATCCCATGCGTAGAGGCTGATCAGTTCTACCTTGAATTCATGGCCGCCCGTGTCGGGAGTGGCGGGGGGCATGCCTATCTCAGCCTCGTCTGGTTCAATTCAAGCGGCACAGCCTTCGCCGGGGAAGATTTCGATTTTCCGACCGCTACCCCCGGGCCGTGGGGGAAATACAGCAGGCTCGTCACCGCACCCACGGGGGCAGTGGCTTGCGCCCTCCGGTTCCAAAAGGATTCAACCCTCACGGCCGGGAACTACGTCTACTTCGACAACATCTACGCTTGCCGCGCCGTCGCCCGCGGGATGCTCCAGGGCGATGCCATCCAGACCAGCAACTATGCCGAGACCTCCGGAAACCCCACCGCCGGGGCCCGGATGGACATCAGCAATACGGCCCTGAAGGTGGCTCCCGGCAACTTCCAGATGGGTGCCGTGGTCTTCAGCGATTACTTCTGGGGGCGCCTCAATCAGGCCCTTGACGGCAGCGGGGCAGGTGGGCGCGTGATCTACCGGGGCAACGTGGACACCACCACCCGTAGCGGGGCCCCGAACATCGGGTGCCTCACCGTGAGTCGCCGCCGCTGGGACACCACCAACAAGATCGGGCGCCTCGAACTCAAGATCCAGCCCAGCGCCTCCGGAGGCACCGACAACCTGGACGCCATGCGCTTCGCAGGCATCCAGCTCTTCCGGCAAAGCGCAGCAGGGACCACGGCCACCCTCACCGCCGTGGACACCTACTACCAGCCCATCAAGGACCGGCTCTATTTCAGCTTCGGGACGGACACCAACACCAGCAACGCCGTTTACAACACCTTCGAGACCACCGACGCACTGATCTCCAGCGGTTTCCCCGCCGCCATCGTGCAGCTCTTCAACGCCTACGGCCCCAGCGACGCCAACTGCTTCTACGCTGCAGCTGGTAATACAGACGGATCTGCCCTCACCAACAACGGCACCACCTGGCCGTCCGGCATCACGGGCGCTTCGGGTGGCGGATCTGGTGGTGGAGGTGGGTCAGGTGGTGGCGGCTGCCCGGCGCCCTGGGTGCAGATCCAGCTGGCCTCGGGTCTCCTGGTGGATGCGGCTGACCTCTACGACGGCGCCCAGGTGGCTGGTGTGAACGACACCACCCTCGAGCCCATGGTCGGGATCGTGCGTAGCCCCACGATCATCTGGGCAGACCGGGTGCCCATCCTGCTGGAAGACGGCACGGTCACTGAGTTCAGTGCGGCCCACCGCTTCATGGTCGAGGGCAAGGGCTGGCTCGAGGCGCGCCACCTGGTGGCTGGGGATTCGATCCTGGCCCAACAGCCCAGCATCGTCCGCAGCATCGGGAAGCCCATCAAGGCCCAGGTCGTCACCTTCAGCGTCGATGGCAGCCACACCTACTTCGCCGACGGCCTCCTCTCCCACAACCTCAAGATCCTCAGCTAGGAGTCCTCCATGGACGCAACGATTCAGACCGCCCTCGCCAATGAGGCTCGCCGCAACGAGCTGCGCTGCCGGGTTGCCCAGATCCAGGGCGAGGTCACCACAGGGGCCAACCTCGCCACCATCGTCTCCTCGAGCGTGGGGGATGCGCAGCGCCGCCTCGACGCAGCCAAGGCCTCCCTCGCAGCCCTGGAGTCCGGGGCAGGGCCCGGGCTCACCGACGACTTCGGCTACCGGGCCGACCACCTGGCCGCCTTCATCGAGGCTGCGGCCGGCGCGGGGCTCATCGCCGATGCTGCTGCAGCTCGCACGCTCGCGGGGCTGTGATGCGCTACCTCGAGGCGGCCCTGATGGCCCTGTGGGGGCTGGTGTTCTTCCTGGCAGTGGAGGTGGCGATCTTCCTGCCCCTCTACGTCCTAGGCATCCCTGCAGCTTGGGCGGCAGCCCGGTGGGCCCGGGTCATCGTGGTCCCCTCCATGATGGACGCCGACCGCCCGATCTTCGCCTACGCCAACTCCCTGCTGAATTGGTGGCTGGGCAACTACGAGGACGGCATCAGGCCTGAGTTCAGCTGGTGGCAGGACAAGACGGCCTTCCAGTGGTTCCTCAGGAACCCAGTGTGCAATCTGCGCTTCACCCCGTGGATCTCCACTCTGCCCAGCCCTGGCACCCGCTTCATCGGGTCCGACCAGGTCGAGCCGGACGGGACGCCATGCCACTTCCTCGCCTGGTCGGGCCCCTTCGTTGGCTACCGATACCAGAACACCACCTGGGGAGTCTGGTTCGGCTGGAAGATCAACCCGCGCGACGCCCGGTTTGTGTCGACCGATGACTACCGCCGTTGGGGCATTGGGACGGCGGCCCAGATCATGCGGTTCTGAGGGCTGTACGTCTTTTGTAGCGCCTCTCCCCCAAAAGGCGACGAAAAAGCACGAAAAAACGACAAAAACGAAGCCCCCGTGAGGGGGCTAAGTCTTGTGTTTTCTGGCTCCGGAGGAGGGATTTGAACCCCCGACCTAGTGATTAACAGTCAGGGCCGCTCGGTCTGGCTGTTGCAGTGCTGGTGCGGGTTTGCGGGGCTTCGCGTTTTCGCTTGTACACCGTTTGTATCGTTGGGTAGGTCATGCCCACAGCTCGTCCTGGTGCTTCTTCTGCTCCTCGGTGCTCGTCTCCTGGTAGATCAGGGTCGTCATCGCGGAGCGGTGGCCCATCATGGTCTGGACCTCCTTGAGGGGGGCCTTGTTCCGCAGATGCAGCGTCCCGAAGGTCGCCCGCAGCCGGTGGATCCCGAAGGTGGGCGCGCCGATGGCCACGGCCCCGCGCTTCAGGGCCTTGTTGAGCCAGCCGCGGTTGTGGGGCTTACCGGACTTGCCGGGGAAGATGAGCCCCAGCTGGGGGCGCTGCACCGGCAGCTCCTCCTTCCGCTTGAGCGCCTGGTGGGTCAGCATCCAGCCGAGGGCCGTGTGCAGGCTCTGGGGCGTGGCCACCACTCGATCCCGCTTGCCCTTGGTCTTGCTCCGGACGTGGTATTCCGTGGCCGTGAGCCACTCCCAGCGGGCGTTCAGCATCTCGCCCTCACGGATGCCCAGGTTCATGGTGAAGATGGCGGCCGCGGGGATCTGGGGGTTCACCTTGGCCACGGCCTCGAGGAACTCCTCCCGCTGGACCTTCTCCACGATGGGGCGGTCCCGCTTCACCTCCTCGAGCATCTTCACCGAGTAGGGCATGGACTTGATGGCCTTGTCCTTCATGGCCCAGCGGCAGAAGAGCTTCAGGTAGCGCATGACCATGTTGACGGTGGCGGGGCTGTGGGCCCGCAGGTGGTCCGAGCGCCAGTCCTCCACCCGAGCCGTGCTGATGTGTGTCAGGGGCAGCTTGAGCAGGGGCTTGAGGGAGGTCCGGGCCTTCTCGGCAGCCAGGCGGTGCTCATCCGAAGAGGACCTGCCCCGGGTCTGGAGCCAGGCCTCGATGACCGCCCCGAGGGTGGGGGCCTTCCGGATCCCATGCTCCCCCAGGACGATCTCGCTGCGGATCTGCTCGAGGACGGCCTTGGCCGTGGCCATGTCGGTGGCGTCCGTGGATCCCGTGTAGGGGATCTTGTTCAACACGAAGCGGTAGTGCCAGATCGCGCCGCGCTTGATGAGCCACCTGGTCAACCGGCCCTCCTGATGTTGCGCAGGTAGAGCCTATCCCGGACCTCCAACTCAAGAGGATCAACTTCTCTTGAGGTCTCGAGCCAGCGCAGGACTACGGCCAGGACGAACCTGGGTTTCTTCCATCCGGGCACCGTAGGGCACCCTGCCCTCACCCAGGCATGGATCGTCACGCTGCACACCCGGATCGGCTCAGGGAGTGCCCTGAGCGCGAGGATGAGCTGCTGCTGGGTGAGGATCATGCCGCCCTTCCTGTGCGACGTTTCCGGGCCCGGTCGTGCATCAGGCAGAGGATGCAGCTGCGATAGGTAGGGACCACCTTCTTGTGCCGATGCCGGTAGCAGAACCCCTGCTCCGCGGCCCGCTGCGCCTGCTGGCGGTTTTGCTCCGTTCGGTGCTCGTTGCAGGGGTCGCACATCGTCATGCCGGGGATGGCCTGGCGCTTGGCGCACCGCACACAAGTGCCCGGCTCTTTGAGGGCGTCGTAGACGGCCTTGGTGCGGATCTTCACGAGACCGCCTCCTGCTCATCGATGGCTGAGCAGTAGCGGGGCTCCTCCTTGGGGATGAAGGGGCGGGCCTGCTGGCAATCCGAGCATAGGCAGTGGTCGAACTTCTGGTTGTTAGCCATGCGCTGGTGGGCCGTGAACATCCTTCTAACAATCCAGCGGAGGACCTCCAGCTCGCCCTGGTCGCTCGTGGCCCAGGGATACTTCTCCTTGCCTGCGGCCGTGAGACGCACCCGGTCACCTTCGGCGAAGGGCGCGGGCGGTTCCGGCTCCTGGGCGGGGCGCTCGGGCATCGCATCGCGCAGCGTCTTGGCATAGGTGATCAGGCCGCGATACTCAGCGAAGTGAAGCGGGTTTTTCGCGTGGGTCTTCTGGACCTTGGCCTCGAACTGCGCGAGCGTGCCGGTGAAGCAGCCGCAGACGATCTTGTCCTGGTAGAGGAAGACCGTGGTGTAGGCCTGGCGGCTGCCGATCGGGCCAACGCAGATGAAGGGCTCGAAGCCACGGGCCCCGTCGAGGTTGGCCCCGTCGAGGTTGGCCCCGGCGAGGTTGGCCCCGGCGAGGTTGGCCCCGTCGAGGTTGGCCCCGGCGAGGTTGGCCCCGGCGAGGTAGGCCCCGGCGAGGTTGGCCCCGGCGAGGTAGGCCCCGGCGAGGTAGGCCCCGTCGAGGTTGGCCCCGGCGAGGTTGGCCCCGTCGAGGTTGGCCCCGTCGAGGTTGGCCCCGTCGAGGTTGGCCCCGGCGAGGTTGGCCCGCTTGCCCTCGGCGCCGTAGGACTGGCGCCAGAGCAGATGGTCGGCGAGGATCTGCTTCAGTTCTTCGGGGGTCGGCTTCTCCTGGCTCATGCGGCTACCTCAGGCGCCCAGGCGGTGAAGTCGTTGCTGAGGGTGTTCGCCTCGACGATGGCGGCCAGCAGCTTCGGCCAGGTCGCCTTGGCGTCGGCCTTCCAGGCGGCGGCCCAGGCGTTGCGGTGGGGTCGGAACTCCTTGAGCTGGGAATCCAGGGTCGCGGTGCTGCCGGCCAGGTCGCGGCGCTGGCAGAAGATGTCCTCCAACGTGGCGAGACGCTGCCCGAAGACCACCTTCTGCTCAGCCTTGGTGCCCTTGGGGAAGGGCTCGGACAAGGTCTTCTGGTCGGCGGTCAGCTCGGGGCCGGCCTCGACCATCTCCAGCTCGTCGGCGTTGAACCAGCCGCCGTAGCCCTTTTCGACGTTCAGGGAGTAAGGAGCGTTGTCTTCGTCGCTGCCATCGTCCTCATCGATGACCCCAGTGCGGGGCGTCTCGCCAGCATCGAGGTCTTCCTGGCAGAGGACCTCCTTCACCTTGTCGCCCACCTTGAACTTGCGGACGACCTCAACGTCGATGATGCCCAGTGTGGGAAGAACCTTGGCGGGCTCGGGCGTAGGCCCGGGAGCAGGCACTTCCACGCCCCTGCTCGGCTCTCCGGAATCCTTGAACAGGGGCACACCTGGAGCCGGGGGTGCTTCCTGGACGACGTAGATATCGTGGTCCAGCAGGACCAAGCAGGCCTTCAGGATGTCCGCGGCGTCCTTGGCGGCTTCGGAGGCCTTCTTCACGTCAGCCTTGGACGGGTGGTTGATCTCCATGTACTGGCAGCCCAGGTTGAGCTTGATCAGCACGGTATCGATGGCGGTTCGGTCGAGGGGATTGGTTGCGGTCATGGGTGAGTTACCTCAAAAAAAGGGTTAGGTTGTGGGAGAAGAATCATCAGAAGTTCACGAGCATCTGATACGGTTTTTAGTGGGTCATCTATTTGTATTTTTGATAAATGAGCTTTATTGGCATCAAAAACAACCATAGCCCTTGCAAAGATATCAACTTGAATTTGGCCCCGTGGAATGATGTTTTTATCAACCACTTGCTTATAGAAGCTGGTTTGCGTTTGTGTGAATTTGTCAAAATCTCGGTGAACCAACTTGGTGTAGGTATCAAGGACGAACTCAGCCTTGTCAGGCATGAAGATCATTTGGCAGACGGCCGCTGCCTTTACCGGAGCAGACGTAATTGTTCTACGTGTGGTTCCACATCGATCAATCAAAAGATCGATAGATGGACGAAAGGTTTCATAGATAAAAGTGGTGGTTGCCGCTGAAATTACAGCGCCCGGGCAAAGAATGCGAAATAGATAGGTGGCTGTTTCTGCGCAGGCTTTCCGAATACCAGTAGCATCCGCCATCGTGCGCTTGGCACCCATATCTAGCGTTGGAAATGCCTCCATCCCCAGTCCACGGGTGACAAGCATATAGACGGAAATACCACTTTGGATAATCGCCGAAAGGCGGTGCTGGCCATCAACAAGCTGCCCTTTGCTATTAAAAGCAATTCCCTGATGATTCTGTTGCCACTCTCCTCTGGCCATTGCAGATGCAAGAGCTGATACATAAGTCGGGCGTAAATTCCGATTGTTAAGCAAATTACGAAGAAGGTATTCAGCCGCTATTTTTGGAGTTATGTATTCCATCTTGCTCGTAATAGTCATGGGTTCCTCAGCGGATGGAAAGGGAGTCGGAAGATGTCCACTCGCAACCGGCGGGGGCATCCCCCACACCCTTCGCAGTGGCGGCCAGTGCATCCAGGACGACCTGGTTGGGCATGAGGTAGGCGCGATCGAGCTTGGAGGGGTCGACCACCTTGCACTTCCAGATCGTGCGGCTGGACGCGCCGCGGGGCTTCGTGGCCACCGGGGGCACATAGGTTGCGATGGGGGCAGCCTGGGCCTGTGCAGCCAGGGCCTTCTCTTCCAGCGCCTCAGCGGCCGCACTGTCGCCGGCCAGGGCAGCTTCCTCGGCCTGGGCCAGGAGGGCCTCAGACGCGGCCTGCTCCTGGGCCTGGCGGTCCAACTCGATCTTCTCCAGGCGGCGCGCCTCAGCAGCGGCAGCGGCCGCAATGCGGGCCTGCTCCTGGTTGAAGGTGGTGATGCTGCCTTTGAGCACCAGCTCACACTTGGCCAGGAACTCCGTGGCGGGGCGGAAGGTGTCCATGATGGCCTTCTTCTCGTCGTCCAGGGGCTTGGTCAGGCTCTTCCGGTATTCCTCGATCTGACCCGCGAGCGTCTTGATCTCGCGGGTCTGGTCTACGGCAGCTTGGGCCTCCTCGGGGGTGTTGATGCGCACCCCCTGGACGTCCACGGGGAATGAGGTGGCGCGGGTGATGAGGAGGGAGCCCTCCTCGGGGATGGTGACGAGGGCGTCCATCAGACCACTTCCTCGCCCGGCTGCTCGGGGATCAGGACCGCATTGGCGTAGCCCTTTTCGTTGACCTCGAGGAGCAGCTCCACGCCGTCGAGGAGGTTGTAGAGGTTGTCCAGGTCGAGGCGCTCCCCAGCTGCGGGGGCCTCGAGGCCAGCGGCCAGGTGCAGGCGGTCGATGTTCAGGCCGGCGTAGTGGTCGGAGGGCGCGCCGGAGAACTTGATGATCAGGTCCTTCTCGACGGCGGTTTCCACGCTCTTGAAGGAGGCGATGAAGACGGCCTGGGCGTTGAACTTGGCCAGCTTGTCGCGGTCGGTGATCCGCTTGATGCCCGTCATGAAGACCGGGTGGGTGCCGGGGCCGATGGTGACTTCGGAGACGCCTTCGGGGCGGTAGCTCATGGGTGGTTCCTTTAGGAGGCAGCCGTCATCGGCTGGTAGGTGGTGATGGGGGTGGCATTGATGATTCGGACGGTGCGCTGGGACCAGGTCTCACCCTTGGCCGTGACCGCGTTGTTGGTGAGCTTTGTGCGGAGCTTCGCGAACTCCTCGGCCTTCATCCGGGATAGCGTCGGGCCGTTGGCGCCGGGGAGCAGATGCCCGGACTTGAAGGCCCAGGAACGCAGGGCATCGCGATCGATCTTGAATGCGCCGACGAAGGCGTTGAGGGCCTCGTACTGGACCTGGCTGATGCCGCCGTTGGCCTCGTCGGTATCGGCGTCGGGCGTGGGCGTGGGATCGATCCCCTCCACGAAGTCGATAGCCTCCTGGCTGATCTGCTGGGCCTCAGGGCGGGGCAGCTGGCTGATGACCTCGCCAGCGGTGGTGGGGGCCATCGACTCGGGGTGCATGATCGAGCGGAGGCTGGCCACCTCGGCGCGCAGGGCGGCCAGGTTGCTGGGGCCCTCGGCCTCGAACTGGGCGATAAGCTTCTTGCGGGTCTGCTCGCCCATGCCGACCGTGACCTCAGCCAGTTCGACCATGGCGGCCACCCACTCAGCGGGGGGCTCAGAAGGGGCAGTAGTTGGGGCAGAGGTTGTGGTGGCGCCCTTGGCCGTAGTGGCAGTGGGGGCAGCCACGGTAGGGCGCGCGGCCACCTTGGCCTTGCCCGGGACGGTCGTTGCCGGGATTGGCTGACTGGTTGACGGAGGAGGTTCGGGGGCCGGGGTGCCCGACTTGTAGGCGTCCACGAAGGCATTGAAGTCCAGGTCGATGGTCTCGGGCAGCCGCTTGGTGCGGTCGCCAGCCTCGTAGAGGGCGCTAGGCTTCGTGCGCATGACCCGGCGCTCGATCTTCTTGCCCTCGGGCCCGGGCACCATCTCCACATCGCAGAAGAGGATGATGTCGACCATGCCCAGCACGATCTCCCGGGCTTTGCCGGGCAGCGTGGGGATCGTCTTCATGCGCTTGCCCGTGGGGGTGTCCATCTCCTTGTCCTGGGCGTGGGAGATGAGGTAGAGCCCATAGGGCAGCAGGGAGAGCTTGGTCAGCACCCGCTGGAACTCGTTGTTGACCAGGCTGAAACCCTTGCCGAAGCCCAGGTCGCTCTCGTGCTGGATGTTGCTCTTCCGGCAGATGTGGTCGGCGCACATCTTGTAGGCGTTGTCGACGGTGTCCAGGATGATCGTCTTGAAGGGGTGGTCGCCCTTCTCGATGTCGGCGACAGCCACGCAGAGGCCCTGCCAGTTGAGGATGGGCTGCTGGAACACATCCAGGCTGTTCAGGCCCGCCTCAGTGGCCAGGAAGAGAGCGTGGTCAGTACTGGAGCAGAGGGTAGACTTGCCGATCTTGCTGGCCCCGTAGAGCAGGACCGTCAGGTCGCTCATGGAGTCGCGGGGCGGGGTCTTCTGGGTTGGCAGGCTCATGCGGGCTTCTCCATGGGGGTGAGGTCAGGGGCGAAGATGTGGGGATGCGCGGTCTCGACCTGGTGGAGGTACTCCCGCTCCTCAGGGGTCTCCTCGGGAATCCCGGCGCTGTGCGCGTTGGCGCTGATCGTGTGACGGCTGCGGAGCCAGTCAGCCAGGGCACGGGTGATGTCCGGCACGATCTTGATCAGCGCTTCCTCGATCTCGGAGGTGGTCGGCTGTTCGGTGGTGAGCATCGTGAGCTGGGGAATCAACTCGGCGAGGGTGGCTGGTGCGGACTGTTCGGTGGTGCGAATCGGCATGGCTTCTCCTTGCGCCGGATGGCGCGGCTATCGCATCCCGCCTGCCCGCGGGTTGCTGGGGTTGAAGTGAACGTGGAGTGAAGGGAAGGGGTGTTGCAGAAGCAGAAGGGGGAGCCCGTCGTTCTTGGCTGACTCAGAATGTCGTATAGCACACGACATTCGTCAACGGCTTTTTTTCAAGAATTTTCATCGGGCACGAAAAAGCCCCTCCGAAGAGGGGCTGATCTGGCTGGAGCTGTTGGGGCTTAGGGCTTGACCTTGCTCCCGCACACCGAGCAGCGCCAGGCCTCGCGCATCAGGATCTTCCCGAGGGCCCAGAGTCCGCAGGTGAAGCAGACCATCACCAGGTCGCCACAGCCCCAGACGAGGCTATTCCGCTCCAGCTTGGTCCTGGTGGCGCAGTGGGGACAATGCCCGCTGGAGTGCTCGATGGTGCCCTTGGCCATGGGATCCCCTACTGGACGATGAAGGTGACGGTGTCGGAGCTGGTGGTCGTACCGATGACCAGGTCAGCTCGGAAGCGCCAGGTGCCCTTGGCTGTGCCGGTGTAGAAAGGCACGTTCACGACCCCGTTCGAGCCCGTGAAGACGCTGCTGTTCGTGTGAGTAGGCCCTCCGGGGATCGCCGTGTCTAGGTCCACGATGTTGATCCCAAGAGTGCCCGGGAGAGGGTCGCTCCCGGCGGTGACGTTCACGGTGGCCAGGCCCGTGAAGGTCGAGCCAGTCCCCATGGTGTAGGACGGCTGGGCCCATTTCACAAGCGCGGGGGTCTTGGCCGGCGCGGAAGAACCCCCGCCTCCTGCACAACCGAGGAGGGAGCCCAGCAGCAGGGCGCCGAGCATGGGGATGAGCTTCATACAGCCTCCTCGTTGTTGTCCTGTCGATCTTCTACCAGGGAAAGCCTCATGCGCGCAATCATCCCTGCGAGTTCACGCTCAGGGCAGTTCCGCAGCGGGAGGTCCTGGTAGTGCTTGGAGAGTGCCCCCACGAAAGCATCCAGGCTGGCGTTGTGGTAGCGCTGCACCGCAGATTCAGGGATCAGAGCCAGGGCTGCCCATCGGTGCGCCTGGTGCTCCTGGCGGTCATGGGCCCAGGGTCCGATGTAGCCGGAATGCTGCAGCAGGTGGCCCAGCTCATGCGCCATGAGCCACGCGAGGCGCAGGGGCCCAGCGCCGAAGGGCAGGATTACGACGTGGGGTTCACCGTTCTCACCGACCACGAAGAGTGCATCCTCGCCGATCTCTGCCCGGGTGATCCGGCAGCCATGCGCCTCAAGAGCATCTTCCAGATTTTCCAGACTCGGGTATTTCCGACCGAACCAACTCGGGAAGTCACTCTTTTTCATAGCCACGGATTATGGCATTCCACGCTTCAAAAGCCGCCTGCTTCTGAGTATCTGTGAGCTTGGACAAATTTGACCCCATGGTCCGCAGCATGAACCTATCAAGGTCTGAAGAGGCCGTGGTAGAGCCAGGAATCTCGGCGCCAGGATCATCGACCACGTCCCCCAACTTCAGACCCAGGATCTCGGAGAGCTTCTGAGCCACCTCGAGGCTCGGCCAGACGCGCTTGTCGTATAGGACATTATGGAGGTAGCTGGGCCCGACACCCAGGACTTCAGCCATCTGCTCGGGGCTGAGCTTATGCTCCTTGCGATAGGCAAGCACGGCTGCCTGGATGACTGGACGCTGGGGCCACGGGTTCATTCCCATAGAGTCGAAGGGGACCGACATGGAGGCAATTTCGTTTGTCCTTGACTTTATCGTGTCGCATACGACACTTAACCCATGGCACGGCATGCGCACCCCTTCGAGGAAACGGTCACCGACCTGGCGGCTCGCCTTGGTGTGGGAAGGTCCCACCTGTCTGAGGTTTTGAACGGAACGGCGAGGCCTTCGGGGCTGCTTGCCTTCCAGATCGAGGAGGCGACCGGAGGCTCCATTCGGGCTGTCGATCTTCTCAAGATTTATTTCACCACCACGCCGCCTTCACCGTTGGATCGGGCCTCCTGATGCTGGCCGTCCTGGAAGGTCACCACCTGGGCCGGGCCCTTCTTCAGGGTGCGCATCCGGATATCCAGCCAGGGACGCAACGCCAACGGACCCACGCGGCGCAGCTCATCCAAGCTCATCAGCCAGATCACCGTCACTTCCCCTCGGAGCCGACTGCCCTCGGTGCTGGGGACCACTGCGCCCGGAACAGTTCGCGCTGATCCGGGCGTTTTTCCTCCCACTTCAGACACCAAGGAACCTCCATGCAGAACAGTGTGGGCAGCACTCCACCTCAAGACCAATCACGATCTATTGATCCCCTTAAGCTCAAACTGAAAGCGCGTCTCCGCACCGAGACCGACCCCAACATCTGCGGGCAGGCTCAGAAGGCCATCGCCTACGACCTCCGGACCTCCGAGGCGCAGCTCACGCGCTATCTGGGGGACCAGTACCCCGACGATCTCCCAGCCCACAAGGTGCCGCACCTCACGCGCTCAACTGGTCCTGGCTACATGGAGGAGCTGGCGCGGCTGTGTGGAGGCGTCTACCACCACGGCGAGATGGCGCCCCACATGCACCAGGACGTGGTGGTGGTGATCGGCCTGCTCGCCAACCAGTCCGGCAAGGTGGTCCAGCAGCTGCTCCAGGACCTCGACAAGCACCTGACCCAAAAGGAAGACCTGCCCGGCCTCCGGAAGCTCCGAACCCTCGTCGAGGAATTGATCGCGGATGTGGAAGGGGGTGACCGATGAGGCGCACCTTCGGCGATGTCCTCGACTCCCTTCCCGCCTTCCAGCTCTACGTGATCGCCTCCATGGGGCTTGCACTGGTGGTGGCTGCGCTTCAGTCGGTGCTGCCATGACGAACCCCTACTGCCCCAAATGCGAGGGCCGCGGCTGGTATGAGGGCCCCTACTACAGCGACTTTGAGCCCAGGGTCGTGAAGTACCACTGCGAGGACTGCCTCCCCCATTCGAAGCCCACCAAGGCCGAGATCGTCACCCTGGTCGTCGGGTTCATCATCCTCTTCGGGATGATGCTGCGGGGCGCCCAATGAGCGCCGCGGCCCGGATCAAATTCGAGAACCTGCTTCAAGAGGCCAAGTTCGCTTTCATGTCTGGAACCCAGGAAGGATATGCCCGGGCTGAAGAGCACCTGGCCGAAGCCCGCACTGTGGTCGCCTTTGAGCGTCGGCTGCTGGATGACCAGGCGGCATCATGACGGCCGCAGCACTCAGTTCCCGCGACTGGGCTCTTGCTTTCCACGACCACGGCTATCAGGTGGTCGTGGTTCCGTTGCGAGGCAAGCGGCCTGCGATCTCCTGGAAGCACCACCAGACCGAACGCATCGCCCGGGCCCAGGTCGAGGAGTGGTTCGCCGAAGGGGAGCACAACCTGGCCATCATCACGGGCGAGATCTCCGGTGTGATCGTGGTCGACGGCGACAGCGCCCAAGCCTGCCAGTACATCGAAGAGACCTGCAGCCCGACGCCCCTCATGGTGGCCACCAGCAAAGGCCGGCACTACTACTACCGGCACCCCGGCAAGGCCATCCCCAACGCCGTGCGCGTCCTGGACATCCCGCCCATCGACCTGCGGGGCGACGGGGGCCTGGTCATCGGGCCCGGGTCCATGCACCCCACCGGACACATCTACCAGCTGGTGCCCGGGGCTGACCTGGTCGCGGCCGCGGATCTTCCCGTCTACAACGAGAACTGGTTCCCGGAGGCCATCAAGGCGCCCGTGACCGACTTCGTCCGGCCGATCCTGCGCTTCAGCGGGCCCAGCGGGAAGGATGCCTACGCTCAGGCCCAGCGCTACATCGGCGGTGTGCCCGGGGCTGTCCAGGGCGCCGGCGGCGACAACCAGACCTACGTGCTGGCCTGCCGCCTGGTGCGGGGCTTCAACCTCAGCGATGACGAGGCCCTGGACCTGATGCGCTTCTGGAACCAGGGCTGCCAGCCGCCCTGGGATGACCAGGACCTGGTGCAGAAGATTCAGCATGCCCGGCTCTACGGCTCGGGCGAGTTCGGCTCGATGCTAGCCAAGGCCCGGGCAGTGCAGGGCCTCGTCTGCTACGGGTGGCCCGTATGACCACCATGTCTTTCGAGGTGGATCCTTCCACACTGACCAGCATCCCCGTGCTCACCGTCTACGGCGGCAGCGAGTTCCTGGACCACACGCCTCCGGACGTTAAGTGGGTCGTGCCAGGGTTGCTGCCGCTCGGGATCCCTACTGTCCTCGCCTCGCAACCAGGCCTGGGGAAGTCCTTCCTCATGCTGCAGCTCTGCATCGCCCTGGCTGCGGGGAAGTCGTTCCTAGACTTCGACCGGCTCCCCCCCTGCGCGGCCTGCTACTTCGGCCTCGAGGACGGCAAGGATATGTTCCATCGGCGCGTGCGTTCAATTATCGATCACTATCGCTTCTGCCAGGACTGGACTCCCGAGAACGAGTCGAACTTCCGCCGTAATTTCACAGCACCTTTCATCAACTGGAAGTCAGAAGGTGCATCTAGCTTCCTGCCTGACCTGATGCCCAACCTGGAACTGCTCCTCACCACCTACGCCGAGCGTGGCGTAAGCCCAGGCGTGATCGTCATCGACACCCTGGCCCGGGTGAGCGACGGCGACGAGAACACCGTGCAGGGCCTGCGACCAGTCCTGAACGCCTGCAGCCGCCTGGCTGAGTATGGGCACACCCCCATCGTCTTGCACCACGTCGGCAAGGGCCAGGACGGGGCGCGGAACGCGAAGGACAAGCCCACCCTGGCCGACCGCATGAGCACGGACTGGATCCGTGGCACGGGCAGCATCGTCGGGAATTTCCGCTGCACCATGCAGTTCGCGAAGATCAGCGAGGACGAGGCCTCCGGAGCTGGCCTGGACCCCGAGGCGGCCCGGCAGGGCCAGATCCTGGTGTTCGGCACCACGAAGTTCAACAACGGCCCCAAGGGCGACTGGAAGGTCATCCTGCAGGACGACGGCGGCCGCTGGTCGGTCTCCCCCGACTCTGCGGAGCTGCTGGCGAAGTTCCGGGGCACCAAGGCGGTGATCGCCTTCACCCGGCAGATGAATCTCCTGAAGGACCTCTACGAGGCCAGGTTCTCGGTCGAGTTGGACACCCGGGCGCTTGGTGAAAAGTACTGGCCTGAGTCGGTCCCGGCCAAGGCGAGCAGTGCTCTTAGGCAGGCCATCTGTCGACTGCGATCTGCCGGTTTAATCCAAAAGAAGGGGCACGCCCTGACGCCTCAAGGCTTCGAAAAGATCAACCTGAAAGCAACCGTCACAAGCGAGGGCGATGATGAAGTCTAAATCATTAATTCTAAATGAGGTGACGCATGTGTGACACCGTCACAGTGACACCGTCACGGCCCAAGTGTGACAGTGTGACATCATCACCTTTAGGTGATGTCACCGTCACAACGTCACAAAAGCTGGTGGCTGGGGTGCCATCCGGAAACGTGAAGCGGCGGAAACGTCAGCCCAAGGCGATCTGCAAACACGGCCATGCCATGACCCCCGAGAACACTCGGATCAGGCCGAACGGGAACCGGGAGTGCCGAGAATGCCTCAACGCATTCAAGCGGGCCTATCGGAAGACCGAAGCCGGTAAAGCGACAACCAAGCGCAACCTCATCGCCTGGGCGAAGCGCCAGGAGGCGAAATGACCTCCTGGACCCTCAGCATCCCGTCCGTGACCCCCTCCCTCAACGAGACCCGCCGGATGCACTGGGCGGCCATAAAGCGCGCCGAGACCGTCCTCGAGTGGGAGGTCGTCTCAGCCCTGAACCGGATCCCCAAGATCCCGAAGGCTACCGGCAAGCGGCGTCTCACCATCTGCCGGCACGGCCGCAATGCTCTCGACCAGGACAACCTGGCTGGCGGGTGCAAGGGCCTCGTCGACTTCATCAAGCTGCGCGGGCTGCTCGTTGACGATCGGCCCCGCCATGCCGAGCTGGTCTTCACGCAGAAGGTCACCCGCAAGGGACCCACCGGCATGACTATCACGATCGAGGACCTGGTCGACGAGGCGGTGGCATGAAGCCCCTCACCCCCAAGCAGCAGGCCTTCGTCCGGGAATACCTGGTCGACCTGAACGCCTCGGCGGCCTATCGGCGGGCTGGCTACACGTCAGGCAACCCGAACGTGAACGCCCCCCGGCTGCTGGCAAGGGCTGGCATCCAAGCTGAAATCTCCAAGCACATGGC